TCTGAAGGCCTCGGCGAAAGCCGGGCCGGTGTCTGGGGTGAACATAAGTCGGTTATTTTTGTGCGGCCTTGATCACTCGCTCGATGCCCTTTTCGTTGAACTTCCAGGTCAGATCACAGCACGCACGGTACTTGGTTTTGGTGAACATGCTGGTCCTTGCAAGCCCCAACTGTGCAAGCTGTTTTTCGCTTGCCGGCTCACGCAACCAGCGCTTGTTTTTGCCGGCCAGGGAGGCATCCCCGTGCATGCGAAGAAAGTCGTCACAGGTGGCTATGGCCGTGACCTTGGACTCCTTGGCGGATATGCCAATCAGCTGGATCTGCTTGTCCAAGCCGCCGACGGAATACCACCGGTCGCCGTACAGGACCATGGCTACCCATGCGGACATGCCGTTGGCGATCAGCACCAGGCCGTCGAACATCTCGATCCAGCGATAGGGGGATATCTCCATGAGGTGCACCTCACGCATGGCAAAGTCCTCGATCAGTCCACGGGCGTTCACCGGAGTCTCCTTGTCTTCGTCCTCCTCGGCCTGGCAAGCCGGGCACGACGGGGATCTGGCCGGGTAGATGTGTCCGCACTTGAAGCATTGCACGTACTCGATCTCCTTTTCCTCGACGTCGAGCTTCGGGACGGACGTTTCGATGGTGCCGTGCGAGAACAGCGAATAGCCGAAATCAAGGACGACGCAGTCATCCTTGATGACGCCTGGATACCTGGTCTGATCTACCTTGCGCAAGCCACGCCCAATCATCTGGATCATCGTGGACTTGTAGGAGCACGGCCGCAGGAGCACGACGCACGAGACGGTTTGGCAGTCCCAGCCCTCGGTCAGCACGGCCACGTTTATCATTACCTGGATCTTGCCGTTGTCGAAGTTCTTGAGCCTGGAGGACCGCTGGTCGTCCGGCATCTCGCTGTGCACCAAACTTGCGTTGATGCCGGCCTTCACGAAGGCGGCGTGGACGTTGATCGCATGGTCTATCGTCGAACAGAAGACGACGGTCTGGCGGTCGCCGGCGTTGGCCTTCCATTCCTCGATCACCCGGCGGGTGATGGCGTCCTTGTCCATGATGCTGGCGACCTCATCCATGTCGAAGTCTGCGATCGTGGCCTTCACCTTGGAGAGCTCATCTTTGATGTTGCAGTCGATGACGAAGCACCTGGGCTTCACCAGGTGCCCGGCGTCGATGAGCTCCGGCAGGGTGATCTGGTCCGCCGTGTTGGAAAATATCCGGCCAAGGGCCTTGCGGTCACCACGCTCCGGAGTGGCCGTCACGCCAAACACCTTGAGCTCCGGGTTGATCCGGCGTGCCGCCTCGATGATCTCCAGGTAGGAATCGGCGGCCACATGGTGGCACTCGTCGATCACCACCGTGTCGATCTTTGGGATCGTGGCCATGTTCCGATCACGGCACAGGGTCTGCACCATGCCGAACGTCACGCCGTCCGACCATTCCTTGATGTCGGCCGTGTACTCGGAGGTCCTGGCGCCAGGAGCGTACGCCAGGTACGTCCGGCGGTTCTGATTGACGAGTTCGATGCGATGTTGGAGCACCAGGGACTTGCCCTTGAGGCCGTCAAGGACGGCGGACAGCATCACGGTCTTCCCGGCCCCGGTTGGTGCCACGCCAAGCGTGTTGCCGTGCTTATTGATGGCGTTGATGCACCTCTTTACAAAGTCAGACTGTCTCGGTCTAAGTTGCATGAAAGAAGAAGGCGGGCGGCCTTTCCGGCTAAAGAGGGTGTCGGAATGGAACCGACGCCACCCGCCCCCTCACGCCCGCCTATCCTAAATTGGCGCCCACCCCGTCTCCAGGGTGGGCTTTGTTTCAGCCGTTGCGCTTCAGCCAGCTCGGGGCCGAGCTCGGCTTAGGGGCCTGGGGAACCTGGGGCTTCGCCGGCTGGGCGACGCTGGGCTTGATCTGGGCCGAGCCGTTGAGCTGGTTCCAGAGGTTCTTGCTACCGGACGACTCGATCGGGGACAGGTACTGAGCCACTTCGTTCTTGTCCTCAAAACCGTTCTCGCCCTTGGCGACCTTGATGCGGATCGCCACGACCTGGCCTTCGAGCTTGGCCAGGATGTCCTGGAAGCCCCAGCCTTCGTACTGACCGACGCTGGCCTCGCTGGTGTGATCCATGAAGCCGGCCGCCTCCATCATGTAGCACAGGCTACGTTCGCCCATCTCGGCGCCCTTGGCCTGGTCGCCCTGGTTGTCCTTCGGGTTCATCACGACGGTGAAGACGTGACGGCCGGTGAACGGACCCTCGACGATGGTGAAGTCGAGCTTGGCGTACTCGGCCCCGGTGCGCTTGCTGTTGCCGATCGCCTGGACCTTGAAGGAGGCCTTGGCGAGCGTGCCGTGGGGGATGATCGTGTTGCCCTGTTTCGGGTCGGGCTTACCGCTGTTGGTGGTGAACATGTTGTTCGTGTGGTTTTGGGTTTGGGTTACTGCTTGCTGGGCAGAGTGGTGGTGATGGACGTGTCGATCCGCTTTCCTTCACGGATCTTCTTGAGGATGGCACCCAGGTCCGGAGCCTCCAGGAGCTCCAGGCGACCGGAGCGGTCCTTGGCCGGGTAGCCCCAGGGGTTCTGCTGTTGGCAGACCAGGGCACGGTACATCTCGCCCTCGTCGGTCTTGAAGCTTTGAAGCGTCATGACCTGGTCAAAAATGCCGGGGATCTCACGGCCGGTCTTGGAGCCTTCCAGCTGAGGGTTCCAGGTGACACGGTTGAGGTCGTCCTTCTCGGAGTCCAGGATGCCGACCATGATGACCGACTTGTGGCTGTGCTGGAGGTGAGTCACCCAGCGGATCATCTCACGGCCAAGGAGGCCGTAGGCGGCACGGGTATCGGGCTTGCCGGTCTTCTCGGACATGCCCTCCGGCTGGACCTGGGCCCATTTGAAGCACTCACGGGAGGCCACGGTGATCGAGTCCACGAAGATCGTCTCGTACTTCTTGAGGTCGATCGACGAGAACATCTGCTCGACGTCGGCGTACACGCCGGCCGAGTAGTTGCCGTTGGCATCGGAGGGATCCGGTCCGCCGATGTACAGGGCCAGGGCACGGGCGATCTCCCAGGGGTGGGCGCCGGTGGCCAAGGAGGCCGCACGGACGTCCAGGACGTCGCCGGCCCAATCCTGGATGGCGAGGGTGCCGGCCTCCAGGTCCACGAAGAGGGTCTTCTTCGGGTCCAGGGTCCGGGCGAGGGTCGTCTTGCCGACCCCGCTGGGGCCGAAGAGAACGACGTTGACTTTGGGGATGAGCTTGAGGCGCTCATCAGCCTTGATGATTTTGATCATGTCGGTTTTGGGAAAATGGAGGCCAGCCGGGGGGTTAAGCCCGGTGGCCTTTTTTGGGGTTCGCCTTATTTGGCGAAAACGATCTTGGGTTGGCCGTACTCGACGGTGCGGGCGGTGGTCAGATCAGCGATCAGCTCCGGGCTGGTGAGAGCCTTGAAGGTCCGCTCCGGGACGGAGAACTCGATCTTGAACACCTTGTCCACGGTCTCATAGGGAAGGTTCTCGCAGATCTGCTTGAGCTTCTGGGAGTCCCATTTGACCTTGGCCTTGATGGCAAAAGTCATCTTGATGCCGTCCACCTCACGGGTCATCTCGCCGTCCTGCTTGCCGGCCTTGGCGAGCTCTTCGGTGAATGCCTTGGAGTGGCGCTCCAGGAGGATCTGTCCGATCTCCTCGAGGCTTCGCTTGGAGGCCTCGATCACTTCGTCGAGATCAGTAGCGATTTTCCGGAGTTCGGCCGTCGTCTTGTTGGTCATGTAGCTCATTGTCGGTTTTGATGTATTCGTGTAGGTTGAGATTCCGGCCTTCTTTGTTGGCGAGCCTCATCAGAACGATCAGTCGTTTGGTGGGGATGGAGTCACGCTCCATCCATTTTTCGATCGTCTTGACGGAGATCGGGTGTCCGATGGCCGAGAGCCGACGGTACAGTTCCATCCGCCCGCCGAAGCGTTTCACGATGGTCTTGGCGTCGATGCCCATGGAGAAGGTATGTACCGCACCCCCTGGGCCGTCAACTACAAAAGTTAGGACTTTTTAAACACCCTCCAGCACAGGGCGCCCAAAACCAGGGTGGACCCTATTGTCGTAGCCGTGGCGATATCCCTGGTCCGAATCATGGCCACGGTAGCCTGGCTGAGCTGTTTTTCGGTGTTTTTGTCGTCAAATACCACACCGGAATCCGTGATGATCCCAGCCATGGCATGCGAATTCTGGAAAGTGTCCAGGGTCAACCCCAGCAGGTATGCGGTAAGCCCGGCGCAGATGATCGATACCACCACGGTGATACCGATCACCATGTGCAACGTCTCATCGTTTCCGCTTTTGCTTGGTTTGGTTTTCGAGCTTTTCACGGACGATCTTTAGGGTGAAGTCGCAAACCTCCGGTGCGGCATACGACAAGGCCGCAACGCAACAGAACTGAAGTTTCACGGAGCTCACGTATTCTGCCACGAACATCGACGAGAAGAAACCTACGATGCACGCCACGCCCATTCGCCTGGCCACGTAGCCAAGCGACTGCTTTTCCGTACTCATCAAGATGCGTGCGGTCATAGCCCCGGCTCCAAGGGCGGCCGATTTGGCTCCGTCGGCCAGGAGCTTATTCAGCTCTTCCGGGTCCGGTGGGTTGGGAATTGGAGGGCTCATTTTTGTTTACGCTATCACGCACTTTATCGAACACCCACCACACTCCGAGGCCAGCACAACAGAACAACGTAACGCCGGCTATCCACAGAAACATGGGGCTATCCACGATGAATGGGATGGATCCGCAGAAGGCGCCGGCCAGGAGCAATGGAGCCCCCACCTTCCAGCTGGCGATCGCCATCGCCAGTCCTCCGATCACAACCAGGCCGGCACCCGTAATGGTCCAAATGTCTTTTTTGGCGTCGTCGACCTGGGCCTTGAGCGCCTTGATCTGATCGTCCTTTTCACGCAGTACACGCTTGTTTTCACGGACCTGTCCTTCTAGCTCCGACCAGGCCTTGTCGAGCTCGGCGGCCTTTGCCTGGGCCTTCTTCCGTTGCTCCTCGTATTCTGCGTTCGTGGCTTTTTCGGCCCTGGCCCTGGCCACCGTGACCGATTCCGCCGGAGGCTTCGGAAGGTTGGCGGCCGCCACGGACAGTTCCGACTCGACCTTATCCGGTTTGCCGTCCTTGTTCATCTCACGGGCGACCTGGATGCTTGCCGCCACGGCGGCGTCGATCTGATCAAGTCCGTTGCCGACGGCATCCAGGGACACGCCCTTTGGCTGAGGCGATGGTTGCGGCAGCTGGTTGCATGTGCAACCGGCCATCACGGCGACCAGGATCAGCAGGGCATACCGCATCACTTTAGGATCTCACGGATGTCGAGCTCGGCCTTCTCCAGCTTCGCCTTGTTCTTGCGGAAGAACAAAGCTCCGGCGGCGAAACCAAGGACGGCGAAAACAATGGCGGTGATGATGTAGGACATGGATGTATGTTCGTATGGAGGTGGTGCCGGTCAATCACTTACCTTTGTGTTTCGGTTTCGTGATCGCCTCATTTTTGTCGGGCTCCGTCATGGCGTTTGACCACGTCGTGCTATTGGCAATCTGCGATGCAATCGCACCGGCCACAGGATGGAAGGCCGTGGCCCCGATCACGGCGGCGGCCTTGATGGGCTGTACGGACGCCTTGGCCGCCTGGCGCTTGGCGTTGTCCTGCGGCTTGCCCTCCATGGCGTTCGAGATGGCCGTCTTGGCGGCACGTGCGTAGCCGATCGCCGCCTGGCCAAGGGGGCCGCCGGGAGGCTGGTCACGCATCACGTACTTCGTGGCCATCTCGATCTTCGGGCCGAAGATGCCGGCGAACGACGAGGCGTTGAGCCACTTGGTCCATTCCGGATCGTTCTCGTGCTGTTTGCTGTATTGGGTCGGGTAGAGCTTGTCCTTCAGCTCGAACATCGCACGGAATGCGATCACGCCGAGCGGGGCCATCATCAACGGTGCGAGGAACCGGATGCGGTCGCCGACGGTATACGACTTCCCGGCAGGAGCCGACTTGAGGGAGGACTTTGCGTAGTCGTACGCACGTGAGTTGATCTCTGCGGCGTAGGCATACGAGTAGCTCATGAGCTGGAAGAGCGTCTTACCGATGGGGCCATCCTGGAACACGGGCTTGTGGGCACGGTTGGCACGCACGGACGACTGCATCGAGAACTTGGTCATGGCGGTCTCGAAGAGCTTGGACATGCGTCCGCCGTTGAGCATGGTCCGCATGCGGGCGGCGTCATCCATGCCCTCAAGGCGCAACATCCACTTTGCGAAATCGGAGTGATCTGCGTCGTCGATGCCGAGCTCACGGAGGTTGGACTTGACCGACTCGGAAACGTCCAGCCTGTTCATGAAACTGCGACCCTGTTGCATCTCGGCCAGGTTGACCAGGTACTTGAACCCGATGGCGTGCGAGGCCTGTAGCTTGGCGTTTTCCGTGAGTTGCAGGAGGTTCGACTGGTACACCTTGCTGGTGAGCCAATTGATCCGGGGATCCGACCGGTCTCCGTCGACCTCGATCGAATGGCTGTTCATCCAGGCGTCGTTGATGTCGGCGCTCATCGTGCCGATGTGCTCTGCGTACTTCTCCCAGAACGTCTTGTCGATGCGTTCGCCGCTGACGATGCGGGCGCCGTTGCGGATCGTCCGTCCCCAGGTCTCGGCGTACGCCTGGAGGGCCAGGTTGAGGTTGCCGGCCCGCATGCCCATGGAGCCTGGCTCGAACATGTTGTTGAGGAACGAACGGCCCATCACGGAGCCGGCCGTGTACAGGCCCATTAGGTCGATGAAGGTCTGCTCGCCACGGCTGTTCGGCGTACGGCCGATGCCCACGGACGCCTTCAGAAGGTCACGCATTTCGTCGATCTTCTCGTACGAGACGCCCTGCTTCTCCATGTCTCCGGCCATCTTGCGCCACTTCTGGCCTTCGTCGCCGAGGCGACGGACGATCTCGGCGCTCTTCGTGGCACCGGAGATGTACCTGGAGATGATCCGGTACGGATCCTTGACCTGCCACTTGGACATGATCTGCTGGGCTTCCGGGCCAAAGGTTCGGCTCTTGGACGAGTTCTCGCCCATGCTGGGTCCGCCTTCCTCGAAGAAGCTGTTGAACATCCCGGCGCTTTCGCCACGGACGTGCGACATGGTGAGCTCTCGGGCGGCCTTTTCGGCGGCGTCGTCCAGCTCCTGCCCTTGGAACTCGTTGGCAAGCTCCAGGAGATAGGCCTGTTTGGCGTCGTCCTTGAAGGCCACGGCGTTGTCGGCGATCCGGATGGAATCGTAGACGGCCGGGAAGTAATCGGCGACGTCGCCAAGCTTCTCGCCGGCGGCCACACGGTAGTCATGGATGTCACGCAGGAGGGACTTCAGCCCATTGGCGGCACGACCGGCAGACGTGGACATGTCGATCGGCATGTTGCCGGTCACCATGTCCGCAAACTCACGATAGGACGTCTCACGTGCGTCACGGCTCATTGCGGCGAACTCGCCACGAAGGGGCTCCATGATGTCGAAGAACCGGTTCATGAGTGCGGTGCGCTCCTTCATGATGGCCGTCGGGAGATCCAGGCCGGTGACGCCGGCTTCGGCGCCGGCACGGGCATGGATCATGTTGGCCACGGCCTTGGCGGCCCGGCTCATCGGGAAGTCGTCGGCGATCTGGTGCGCCTTCGTGCTGATTCCCGTGAAGAAGCGTGCGGTGACGATGTCCTTGGCCAACTCCATGTTGGTCCTACCCGGGGCGACCTTGGGCACACGGAACGGAGGCTCGCTGACCTCGTCGCCCTCGGACAGCTTTGCGGCGATCGCCTTTAGGCGGGCCTGGCCGTCCTTGCCTTCGCCGATCGGACGGGTGGCGACGTCACGCATGGTTTCTGCGTCACCTTCGGACATCTTCACAGGACCGAAGTCCTTGCGGGAGATCCCCATCTCGGCCTTGTCTTTTTTCATGCCGAACCCGTACACGTCATACATGTCCGGGGTGTGGATCTGCTTCTCCGTGATGCCTTCGCCCTCGTACTCGACCAGGTCGTAGCCCTGCTTGGCCGCTTCCTGTTTGAGCTTGGTAAGGAAGTCCGGCGGGAACTCGCCACGACGCATCTCGTGCGAGTCTTCGAGCCACGACTTACCCTCGATATTGCGACCAAGGGAAATCCGGCCACGACGCTCAACCGTGCCGTCCTTAGTTACGATCGCCGGCTCGATGCGACCAAGGTACGAGTACTTCGACGGAATCACGCCGAAATCGGAATTGAAACCGCTTTTGCCGGAAACGATCAGTCGCTGTCCGCTGGGAATACCAAGCCACCCGGCATGACTGCTACGGTTCATGTCGGTGTCATGAATGAAGACGCCCTTGGAAGCGTCGTATGCGAACAAGCCGTTCTCGAAATTGATATTCATCTGAAGCTGGCCGGCGTCTTCCAGATCTCTGATCAACTTTTCCGGCGGCTTGCCGATGTCCTCGCCAAACATGTCCCCTTTGTACTGCAACGGCTCGTGGCCGATATCACCCCAGCCGAGGTTGCTTGTGTTCCTGTTGCGGATGATGCCGCCACGGGAGTCGAGCCGTTCGCCTGGCCCCAGGGTGAAGCCTAGGTCGGTCTCGCCGTTGTTCACCCGGGCGTTCGGGATCTTGCCACGGGCACGCACCTGGTTCGGGAAGCGCCCGTTTTCGGCGTCTCCTTCGGAGAAGCGATCTGGACCCGTGCCCTTGGTCGCCGTGGACGTGAAGTCATACCCGGGCATCTCGTCGGCCTTCTTGCCCATGTAGTCGGCGAGCTTCTGCTTGATTTCGTCACGCAGGTGCTCGTAGTCGGTGCGACCGGCACGATGGTGGTCCATATAAGAGATCCTCGTGACGTCGCCACGGTCGTCGATCCGGCCGTGCGGAAGGTCCATGATTGGCTGTTTGCCGAAATCACCCTTAATGTTGCCATTTTCCAGATGCGTCTCCCAGTCCGCATGCGTCGGGATGTCATCGGATTCGATGAGCTGGTATCCTTCCGGACTATGGGCGTTCCGGAGCTCGTCGGCGCTGATCACCTGGATGTCGCCCTTTTTCGTGGCGTACCAAAGGTAGGTGTTTTCCTCTCCTTCGGCATCCGTGCGGTCGGCATGGCCGATGTCGGTCCAGAAACGGATCGGCTTTTGACGCTTCACGCCGGCCGTATCACGCTGGAAACGGTCACGGGCTCCGCCTGGGATGCGCATGTTCTCACCGTCATCGCCCTCGGAGTTGAAGTTGCCACGGTCCAGGCGATTCGATCGGCGCATGCCTTCGAGCTCGGATTCCGGGTCCGGGCCGGTCGGAGGAGGATTGAGTTCACGGTCTGCCGCCCATTCCGGAGCCGGGTGACCCTGCTCCTTGTACTTCTTCACGATCTCCTGTCGGCGGGCTTCCTGTTTTGCACGGATCTCACGAATCCTGGGACGGTCCTCGAAGTCCTTGTTGCGAATGTATTCAAACATGATGCGGAACTCATCCCTGTTTTTCTTATCAGCTGAAATCGAGTTCCAAATGGCCCTTCTTTCTTCCGGCGTTCCGTACAGGTATTTGCGGACGTCGTTCTCGGAGAACTCCAAGCCTTCGTAGTTCTGGCTGGGGTCGCCTTCGGAGTAGAGCTTCTTCGGATCGATCTTTCCGTTCACATCCCAGGATCTGCGGACGTATTCTCCGTCGCCGGTCTGCTGTGCGAACTGATCACGGGGGCTGGTCTCCTCGAATCCGTTGTCGGAAATTTCGACGTTCTCCCTGCCGAGAACACGGTTGATCGCATGGATCGGGCGGCCGTTCGGATCGACGACGAAGGCGTTCATATCGCCACCATAGGAGCGGCGGATGCGCTCGACGACCTCGGCCGTGATGACGGTCGAGATGTTGCGGTTGCGCCAGATCGGCTGGACCTTGATCCAATCCAGGTCGCCGGTGCCGTCGCCGACGGCTGAGCCAGGCATGACTTTGTAGATGAAGTCGGCCACCTTCTGGAGCCCGTTCTCGCCGTTGTATTCGATGACGCCGTGGAACTCGCCCATGCCATCGATTTCGCCACCCTCGATGGACCCTTCGACCTTTGGAAGGTACGTCGGAGCCCCCATCTTAGTGTAACCCTTCTGCTGGATGGTCATCTTCATGCCGGCCATGCTCTTGGCGTTATCCTTGGCGACCTGGGTGATGAAGCCACGCTTGGCGAGCTGTACGTCCGTGTGGTTGGCAACCTCGCCGTCCTTGGTCTTCGGGTTGGTGGACGGGGGCGTGGCGATCTGATCGCCTTCTGAAAGCTTGCGGTTCGGGTCGACATTCGTGAGCACTTCTGCCCCGGAGAACTTGCGCTCGCCGGTATCCTCGTCGACATACGTGTCCTTCCTGTATGTCGTGGAGCCTTCGCCGAATACGGCCTTTCGGGCCAAGATCGGGCGCATCTTGTCGTCGACAACGTACCCCTCGATCTTGTTGATGCCAAGCCGTCGCAGTCGTTCTCCGATCTCGGCGTACATCAACTTGTTGAACCCCTTGCCCTGGGCGTTTCCGTACACGTTGGTGGCCTCGAAGTAGGCGACTTTCTCACGGAGATTGACGCTGAACATGACGTCGCCGAACTTGCTGTTCGGATGGTTCGAGTCCTTGAGGGTCATGACCATGTACCGGTTCCGGTACTGCGATCCGGGGATGGCTCTGAAGTCGCTCTCCGAATTGACGGCATTTCCGTCGTCGTCGACGAACGTGGCCACAAGGCTATTTCTGAACCTCGGGGAAATGTTCTCGTCGGCGTATTTCGTGATGAATCCACGGCTCTCCAGGTCTTTATCCTGGTGATTCGGGGTCTTCAGATCGACATCACCCTCCGAGAAGCGCTCCTGGAAACCAGGCTCGTATCCGAGGAAATCACGCTCGTACGGTCCTGGGAAACCATAGCCCTCGATCTTGTAGCCGGCCGGAAGCTCGCCCTTCTTTTGCATAAATTCGACGTAAGACCGGATCTCCTTGAGCGCATCGCTACGCTTCATCATTTCCTCTCTCCTTGCGGAGAAGGCGTCCAGCTTGCCACGGCCCTGGCCGGCCGAGACCAGGATGGTCTTGTTCTCGTGGTCGATCTCGATCCGTCCGTTCAAGCCGGTCTTACGGGATTTCAGACCGATGCCTGTCTCGATCCCGTTGCCGCCCATGCCATGTGCAAAGTCGTCTGGGCGGGTTGCCTTGACGTTCTCTTCGTTGGCCATGTCGGCCACGTTCCGCACGGTGAACTTGCCCTTGTTGTGGTCATACATGTACAAGAAGGTGTCTTCCGGCTTGAAACCGCCGACGTATTCGGCGTTGCCGTAAGCACCTTCGATGTTGCCATGGCCGATGTTCAGATAGGTCTTTATCTGCTTCTTCGGGCGGGCGTTCATGGCCGCCTCACGGGCGCCACCGGGGATCATCATGTTCTCGGCGTCGCCTTCGGACTTCCGGGTGTAGTCGTCCGGGTAGTTGGAGTCGTAGATGTGAACGAACCGGCTACGCATGTCGTTGGCCATGTCGATCAGCTCCATGCCGGTCTTCTTGCTGGTCATGCCGGCTTGCATGGACTTGTACATGGCATCCGTGAACTTCGCATGGTCGGACAGCAGGGCGTTAAGGTAGAACCTAACGTGGCGCATCGGCATGTCATCCTGGACAAAATCGACCATGTTGAGGCCGTTTCTGCCGATCTCCTTGAAGGCCGTCATGACGACCTCGTCGTGGATCTTGCGGACCTGCTTGAGCATGCCGGGCTTGAGCGTCATCGGGTTGAACCCCTTTTGGCGTTCCATCTTGGCGATCACCTGGTCCAGGACGGCGTGCTTGCCTAGGCGTTCCTTATCACGGGCGATGTCGCCTTCGTAATCTCCGCTGTTACCGGGGAACGGGTGCTGATACAGGTGCTGATCGGCAAGCACCTTGACGCTCTTGATCCATCCAAGGAAGTCGCCCTTGATCGACTCCGGCCCAACGACGGCGTCCTGCTCGAGGGCGCTCTTGGCACGATCGCCGAATTCCTTGGCGTCGCCTTCGGAGAAGTTGGGGTCCTTGAGCATACCACGCCAGCGGTGGTTGCCGGAGCTGGAGCGTTCCGGGTTGGCTTTGGGCGGCTCAATTTGTCTAACCCCTTGAGCTCCCGTAATCAACTCATTAGGATTTTGAAGGCCGGCCTTGGCTTGGGTTCTAGCGATACCTCTGGATTCAATGTAACGCACATTATCCAGGGTCTTGTATGACTCATGTCGCTGAATATCCAGGAAGGTCTTTCGGTCGATCGGGTAGGCGGTCACCAATTCATTCCCATTGGAAGTGACATCAAAAACCATCTGAATGACTTGCGCCTTCGTGGTGCCAATTACGCTAATACGGGTATCATTCGGGTTGTAAGGAGACCTAATGCCGTTTCCGAACCCCTGCCCAATTCGGGCGATGCCAATTCGATTGTCGAACGCATCGGATAGGATGGCGGTGAGATTTTTGCGTTGTTCCTGGATCGTTGATCCAAGCTCAAACCCAGCACGCTCAAAGTCGGCCCTATGATCCGTCGTCCTCCCGGGGATGATGTTGCCCTGGGAATCCCTTGCGACACGTGCCGTAAGGATGTGTCCTACGAGCGCACGATCCGGGATGATCAAATGGCCGGATTTCAGATTGAATGCGCTGACTTCCTGCCTGGTGAACATCCCACCTTGCGATTCAAGGTCGCTCTCGAACTGCTCAAGCGGAATCTTCACCCTTTCACCACCAGCGGTCGGTTGCGACCCAGGCGTTGGCGATCCGTTTTTGTCGAACAACGGATGCGGAGAAGAAGGCCAAGGAAAAGTATTAAATACACGGCGGCCATCTTCGGTGAATCCAATATTGTTGGCTTTGCTGGACGGAACATCCGGGAACGAGTCGCCAGGCATGGCACGCTCCTGGTCTCCTTCGGACTTCCATTGCATCTGGGATGATTCGATGTACGAATTGTCGTGCGTTGACCAGCCCTGCATCACTTCCCCGTTTCTGGATGAGTCACGATACAGGATCTCGTCGTTCTTTAGGTTGGCCTGTTTTAGGAACCTGCCCATGTTATTGGTGGCTTCTCCGATGGCTTTCATGGCCGCCTTGTCCTTGCCGTTAACGTCGCCAAAATGGATCGTGGCCCAATTCGTCCCTGCACGGTCAGCGATGGCCAGGATGGCCTTTTGGGCCGGGCTATTGCGGATATTGGTCATCTGCTCGATGGTCATCGGGTAGACCGCCGTGATGACGCCGCTGTTGGCCGTGAATACGATGCCGGACTTCTTGCCCATCTGGGCCTCAATGGAATCGTTGTAGGCCGAAAAGCTTATGCGTCTGCCGTTTTTAGGATTCGGTGCGACGGCGTCGGTGCGCACGGAACCCTGGCCGTAAGGGATCTGGTTGCGTGACGAATAACGGCGTTCCGTGATCTTGAAGGAATGCGTCTCTTTACCGTCCGAAACGGGGATCTGCTGGTCGACCACGGTAAGATGTGGCGCCTTGAGGTACTCACCTACGCCTCCGCCAGGCTGGAAGTCCTTTAGTGGGTTGAAACTGTAACGGCCATCAGAGATCGCAAGGGCTCCTCGGAACGTGATGCCGGTTCCGTCAAGGACGTTGCGCAGGGCGTCGACCCCCTCCATACCACGATCGCCGTGGAAGTCGGTCAATACGCTCGGCTCTCCGTTGTTGATCCGGATGTACCAGGCCTCCTTTGCGCCGGGCGTCGATACGGCCTGGCCGGCAAGCACGCCAACCATCGGAGAGTACACCATTTCCGATTTTTTGGTCCCGGACAAAGCCTGGATCATGTGAAGTCCGACCTGCAACGGTTTGCCGTTCTTATCCGTGATTAGGATCATCAGTTGACCCTGGACGAGATGTCCGGCGTAATCGTCGATGAACATTGCGGCGTCCTTGGCCGACTCGATCTTCGCCACCGGAGACTCGACCTTGCCGACAACGGCATGCTCCGAAAATTGGTTCATGTGGCCGGCGTCGATGCCGAACTTCTTGAGCTTCTCGGCAGGGATCGGGAACTTGACGTTCGGTGCGGCGTGCAATGGCTTGATCTTCGTCGCCCCGACACGGGATTCATGTTCCGTTCGGCCGACGAAGTTCTCGTCGCCCTGGACATCCCCTTCGGACTTCCAATCGTTCGACTTGTACCCCCTGGAGATTTCCTCGTTGATCTGACGATGATCGACGTTCCCGCTCCGATCCATGGACACCACGGATTTGATCACCTTTTGAGAGGATCCAATGGTGATCTGGTCAAACGCACCATTTACGTTTTTTGCCAAATTTTCCTGTACATCAGCAGGGACGTCCTTACCGCCGGTCATAAGGACGACTTGGTGAGCGCTGGTACGACTGAATGCAGAGACCATTTCACGGGCCCCTTTTCGTCCGAGAGATCCGTTTTCCTTGAAGGCGATCTCATGGGTTCCGACCGGATTGTTGTTTTTATCCAAGAAGATCAAACCAGGTTTTTCTCCAAGCGTCTTTGAGGCGAAATCACGTGCATCTTGATAGACGAGGATCTGGGTATCGCTCATCACGTCGTGACCTGTGCCACGCTTGAACTCAAAACGTCGTTCGACGATCGGGATCTTGCGCATCTTGTCGCCTTCGACCGGCTTTGACGCATCGACGACACGCTCGCCAAAGCCCGTGTCCGAGAACGCACTACGATGCTCGCCGGCCTGGGCGAAGAATCCAAGGGGTTTCACGCCCATCTTCTTGAACACCTGGTTCAGCAGGACATGGGCCACCCTCGTGTCTGGAACCGAAAGTTCCGGCGTTTCGGACGGATGGTTGTGCGTGACCCACACGTGCGCCGCCCCCTTGATGGACACCACCTGGGCGGCCATCGCAAGCGAGGACAGGCTTGATGCGCCCGGCTCCGACATGGTGTGACGGATGATCTCAAGCGGCTTGTGGTTTTTGTCCGTCACAAGCATCTGGATCGACTCCTGGGTCATGTGCGAGATGTCCCGGAAGGCATGGGTGACCTTCTCCGGGGTATCCATGACATGGAACCCTTCGATGTATCCGATCTTGCGGTGCTGGACGACGTTGGCGGCCACGGTCCGCTTGATTCCAAGCTTCGCCAGGATTTCGTCCGTACCCTTGGCCGCCGGCGGGTTGGCCGGGTCCACGTCGCCTTCGCTAAGGAACCTGTTACTCAGCGTAACCTCGCCGCCTTCTGAACGAATGGCGTCACGGATTCGCTGTGTTTGCTCCGGCGCCTCTTCAAAACTTTTCGTGGTCGGGTTCCACCTAAACTGTTGACCATTTTCCTCGGTTGCCAGGATTCCACGAAGGGCGTCATTGATGGCGGCCTCATTGCTACCTCTTGCCTTGGTGAGCTCTTCGAGAGCGTCGCCAACCTTGCTCGTGTCGATGTCCTTGAGCCGTGTAGCAAGGTCTGACTTGATCTGTGCGTCGGCGGCGATCTCGCCCTTTCCGGACATTGAAACTTCGCCGAAATTCTTTTCGGCAATACGATCCATGATCACGTCAATCTGGCTTCGCTTCCCGATCAACGCCTCGCCAAAGCCTGTGGATTGAAGGGCCTTTCGCATGCCGTGGTACATCGACTGGATCATGGCCACGACGTCGTACCACTTCTGGGATCCCCACTTTGAGTCGTACTTTCCACGATTTCTGATGATCCTTGCGCCTTCGTCGGAGAAGAACTCATGGGCGTCCTTCAAGCGATACACACGCCTTCCGGATTCGCTCTCTTCGTATCCAGGACGAAGACGGAAATACGTTGACCCGTCGTCTGCCGTCCTGGCCTCGAACATTCCTTTCGGGATCGGTACGCCGGCTTTTCTCATTTCATCAGCCAGGGCGGTCATCTGGACCTCGGAGAGCGTGAATTTGTCAAAGTCCCACGTGCTGTCGTTTTCGATCCCAAGCTTGGACAGGATGTAATCCATGGCCTTGTTTGAAGACCTGGCTTTGGCTCGTTGCTTGATGAGTTCGGCCTTGATCTCAGCCTGGATCTCCGGCTTCAAGCTCTGGAAGAGCGGGTGTAGGATCTCGTGCGAAAGCGTAAACTGGAACTTGTTGCGGTTGATTGCGTCGGCGAATACCTTTACGGCGTTAAAGACGCCACGGCCGTCCGTGAACACGGCGTTCGAGCTCCCTAGTGCGGTGCCGTCACGGCCGCCGATCTGGCGAAGCTGGATGTGCTTGAGAAGCTCTGCACCCATCGTGTCGGCAACCAGGTTTGCCGTGTCATGTGTTTCTTGGTTGATGATGTTTCTCTTGAGGGCATCGGCCAGAGCCGACTTGATCTGAGTCAAGCCGACTTTCTGTTCCTGCGTTAGGCCAGGCGCAATCTGGGTTTGCTCCTCGGAAATCCCACGTTCACGTGCGATGTTGCCCGTGACCTCCTTCATCAGCTCTGCTTGTGCCGCCAGCCTTGCGGACTGACGGTCCATGGCTTGGGCACGGATAGCGTCCCAGGTGGGAGCTCCGCTCATCTTGACGTACGTCGAAGGCTTTCCTCCCGTGGCGTAGGCGGCGGCATTGTGCATCAATGCCCCGGCACCCCAGGTTTTATGAAGGACGCCGGCGCCAAGCGCAAACTCCCTGCCGGCACTCATGAGTCGATCTCCGATCTCTCCGCCATTCTCAACGGTAGGATCTCCGAAGCCAAGGGTTCTTGCGGCGGCCGTAAGGCGATCGGTGCCGGGTGCTCCATGCACAAGGGCTTCGGCTGTCGAACTTGCCTGGGCGATGCCCATGTTCATTAGGCCGCCCTTTGCCACCTGCCTTAGGGCGTTTGCCTGGGTGATGCCGGCGGTCTCAAAACCGGCGGCCGCCTTCAAAAGCGAACCGGACGGGCGAAACGCAAGCATGGTTGGCGCAAACGAACCAAGCACGGCCGCAGTAGGATTAAGCTGTGCGTTGATGGCATCCTGCTCGCTAGGTTCAATTTTGAAACCGTATTTCAAAGCGGCGTCAGTTGCGCCGCTGGCAAGCATAGACCCGCCGATACCGGTAACCCACCCAAGCGGCGTCTCAAGGCCGCCGCCGATGGCGGCCCCAGCCATGAACCCGCCAATACCGCTCAAGGCGCCAGGCGTGGCTCTGATTGCGCTATCCCTTGCGGTTTCAAAAGCGCTAGATCCTGCGGCAAAAGCATCAACCTGGTCCGGCGTGAAGCTTTCGATGACGGATTCCTTTGTTACGTCTTTCGGGATAACCTGGCCGGTCTGAGAATAAACAAGCGTTTTTTCGCCAGTAGGGACCATGCCTTTGGCTTCAAACATTCCCGTGAGCTTATTCCACTTAAGCTGTTTAACCTTACCGCCCTTGTTGATCAGAACATCCTCTCCGTCCTCAAGCTGTGATACGTTGGCAAGCGTTGCCTGGTTCCATCCTAGCTTATTGCCTACGCTTACGCCCGTATCGACCCCCGGAAGCGGGGAGTTGATGATGGCATCAAGCTGTTGTTCGTTTAGGTTTTCCATTAGTTCGATTGGGTTTTCTGCTTAAGCCTCGCTTTTGCGGCTTCAATTTTTTGCCGGATGAGTTCGACCTGCTCCGGCGACACCTGGCGTTGCGTGTATCCGCCATTGATGCCCCTCGCCGCATATCCGTTTTTGGAATTGGCGACGATATCCTCCCAGAACTTGATGTCTGCGGCAAGCTTGACGACGTCCTGCGGAGGCGCCGTTGTTCCGTAATCACGGAACGTCTTGATCAGATCAAGTCCTTGGGTCTTGTACTTGGAGTCACCCTCCATGGGGAATTGTCCGAGCGCCGCCTCGATCGAGTTTTTGAACATGCCAACCGACGACGGCCTTTGTGCTCCTTCAAGTGCGCCAGTTGCCTTATTTACGGTTCCACCGATTGCCTCAGCCCCGGAAATCATTTCGGCCGGAGTGAGGTTGTCCTTGTCCCAATGGGTGATTGATCGCTTTTCCCTTTTATCGACAACGTGAGCATCACCGACGATCTGATAGATCAATTCATAATTACCCTCGAAAGCCTGCCTTACGGCGGATACTGCGACGGTTCTTGCGAAATCCGGCGCAAAGCCACGCTGTTCGAGTTTAAGTCGAACATCATTCGCTTCCAATGCGAGACGTAGGGCATGTTCTTTGCTAAGCGGCGTGTCCTTGGACGGAGAAAGTTGATCTATGAAAACTTGAGAAAGACCTTCGGTCCATGCCCTATCTGAGTTCATTTTTTCAACGCTTTCCTTGTAGTTCCTAGGAACGCTCGGATTTTCCATCCTAAACAATTTCTCAATCTCATCCGGAGCCAGCGACCTCTTGTCCGGAATGACAGGTTCCGGTGGCGTGATGGGGTCTGGAACCCATCTTGTTCCTCCGCCAGGTAGCTGTTCGAGTTTGCCGGTCGGTCTTTTTGCGGCGGCCTCGAATTGGGCTTTGTTCGCCTTGTTCAGCGTCTCCATTTGCGACTTGATGGCTTTGGTGAACAGGCTTGCGACGCTCTGATCTTTGAGCGGATCAGATGGTTCATCATCCGGCTGTGATGCTGGAGATGTGGTCGTGGCAGGTGTTTCCGTCGTTGCGGCAGACGAAACTGAAGACATCCCAGGTTGAGGCCCTGGAAGGCTTACGGGAGTGAAGTTGAAGCTTGCTCCGGGTGTTGAAAACGGAGTCGGGGGCTCGCTTGAGGTTCCAGGTGCGGCCGCATTTGCGGAAATCATGTTTGCCACGACGTTGGCGGATTTATCCGGAGATGCGGGGGGTGGCTCCGAACTTGGCTTAGTCATCAGCTTCGATGGATGATTCGGACCAACAAGCTTGGCGCCAGGGTTGAGCGGATCATCAAGAGCTCCAACTTGAGCAGCAGCTTCAGCGTTGCCCATGGCGTTTGACATGATCTGACGACGAATCGAGTCATCGACGTTCTTCTTTGACTGATCCGATGGGGTTATGCCTCCGGAAACAGCCTCAAGCCCCTTTCGTGAAGCAAGATTAGCTTCTGAGTCAGTTAGGTGTTTGTTGGTAGGCGCCGCATTGGTTAGGAACTCGTGCCACTTGGTGGCAAAGTCCGGACCGTATAGGGCCACTCCGTTTGACATGATATCGCCAACACGTGATTGATCGAACTCAAACAAACCACGATCCTTGTTCCACGACATCACGGGCTTACCTTGGGCAACCGTGTCAACCGGCCATTGACCCTGGTTTTCGCCATGATACGGGTCATACTCGGTATCCGGAACCTGTCCTCCTCCGCTGAAAAGCTCACGCCAGGACTGCCTAAACGGATCAAGCTCACGATCACGATCTGCTTCACGACGTGCTTGTTCCAGCTTGAGCTGGTTGATCTCACGGTTCTGCTGGTACTGTCGTGCCTCGGCGTCGGCCTTCGGGTTGCCCCAAACGTCAACCATGAGCTTGGCAATGTTGTCAATTTCGCTGGCCATTTTGTTATGCTGGTTTGGATGGTTTGACGGCTTCGCCGCCCTTGGCGCCGGCTTTGGAGGCGGCGATCATGGCGCCGGCCTGGAGCAGAGATCCGATCTCGGACATGCCGTTGGGGCGCTGGGCGGCTTCGGCCTCGGTGGCGAAGGCGTTGGTGGATCCGGCGGAGAAGTTGCCGATGCGACCCATGTTTTCCCCAAACCTGGCGTTGGCCAGATTGTTGGTCTGCTGGACGTCGCCGTAGGCCTTGATGAGGGCGTCGTTCTTGGCGTTGTTGATCGCCAGGTTGTTGGCGTCTCCGATCCGGACACGGTTGGCGTCCGCAACGTTACCGGCGGTTCCGAAGGCGTTCTTGAAGTTGGCGACCTGGTCCGTGTTCATGGCGCCACGCATCGACTCGAAACGGTTGGCGTTTGCCTTGGCCAGAAGTTTGGCTTGCTCGGCCGGAGAAGCGTGCTTCATCGAGCGGCTGAATTCGGCGTCAGATTCCTCCTTGAGCTTGCCTTGACGCTCCGCCTCGGCGGCGGATGCGGCCTGGAGCCGTCCTTTGGCGATCTGATTGCTACGGGCTTTTGCGGCCGCACCGGCAAGCGACATACCAAGAGCCGTCCATGACATTGGTTCACACATGGCCTTTAAGAGTCACGGAAGCCGAACATTCCGGCTCCGCCGGCGGCTCCCTTGGGGTTATCGGAATATCGCTTGCCCATTTCGGCGGCGCCATAGATCCCAAGACCTCCGGAAATGATGCCGGCAAGCGGGTTGGTGGACATTTGGCTGGAAAGCGTGTTGACCTTGTTCATGGCGTTTCGTCCGGCCTGGAAGGCCTGTTCTCCACCGTTGAGCTGTGCAACGAGCTGATTCCGGTTTTCGGCAACCGTGTTTCGGAGCTGATTGCTCTGGTCGATGGCCGAGCTGGCGATCTCTGCGGCCTTTGCGTTGTACGCCCCCTGGAGCCCGCCGGCTACGTTGGCGGCGTTGCTTGAGTCGGTCATGCCTTTCGCCGCCAGGGACATCTCGGCGCTGTTCTTCTCGCCCGTGAAGGCGTTGTTCAACAACGGGGTCGCCTGTTTGATGAAGGCGTTTTCCCGCTTCTTGAAGAAGTTGTCGTCGAAGCCGGCGAACTGCTTGTCTATGGCGGCGGTTCCTTCACGGATCCGCTGTTGGCGTGCGGCCTCATCTGCTCTTGCTTGAGCGGCGCCGCCGTCTCCAGATGGTGCACACATGCTTGCAAGTGTGGTCGTGATACCGGTCGAATCCAGCTGAAAGTATAGAAGGTCTCGCCGTTCCTGCCGAAGTTGATCGCCTCCGACTCTTTGGAGGCCCCTAGCATCTCGAGCCACCTATGGGACGTTTTGTTTTCAGCCAGGGATTTGCATTCGGCACGGTGATATCCGACTTCCTCCAGGGCCGGGGTCATGATCTTCTTGATGAACCTGGTCACGGACAGCGAAACCTCCGGCCAGCGATCCGTGGCGAACATCCAGACCGACCAAACGCCGTTCCACATGGGAACCGCACCGAACGCAGATACGGGGGTACCGTCGTCGGCGCACGCAATCCACCCGAAATCGCCGCAAGCCAGGATGGCGTCCGCAAGATCATCGCCATTTTCGGTCCATCTTGTGGCAAACACCTCATTTTTGTCGGACATTCGCAGGTTTTCTGCGATGAACGACACGTCTTTTTTGTTTATCTGTGAAAAGTACATCAGCCGGCCGTCGCCCTTGAGTGAAGCTCTCGGAAGTGGACGACAATATTGCTGATCTTGGCCGGACCTGGGGCTTGATTGACCATGCGGATGCCCATGTGGGTGCCGACGCCATTCATCGGGATGATTCCAAGGGCATAAGTGGACTGTGTAGCCGTGCAGATGACGTCCCTGGCATCCGGGGCCGTATAATCGAAGCCGGCGTACACCGTCCAGGTGCCGTCGATCGTCAGATCGATGCCGGTGCCCTGCTTGTAGACATGCGGAGTGCCTCCATCCATGTAAGGAAGCTCGGCTACGACCTGGCAACTGTCGTACTGGGTGCCGGTGGGGCCGCCGTAAATGTAGATCTTGTCGCCGGATCTGGCGTAGACCAAGTTGTCCTTGTTCGCCAGCCACTCGATGTTGAATCCAGGCTCATACCTGGACCAGGCAAAGATCTGACTGCCGGCGTACATGGACAAAACGTAGATCTGGTCGCCCAAGACCAGCCAATAACGACCTTCGACGGGCTCAATGATGCCGATGGCTTTGCTTTTCTGCTCCTCGGTCATCGTAGCCAGCTTGTCGATCACCAGGGTGTCGATTGGCGTGCCGATGTCGTCGGCGTAGGCGGACACCGTGTTCTGTCGTGCCTTGACTGATCTGATCCCGTTGTCGGCCAGGTAGAACAAATCCAGGCTATTGGCGGAAACAACGGACCCTGGGGCAATCGTTCCCGTGCCATCGATTACCTGCGCTTGGGAGTCCTGTGCCGGGTCGTAGTTGATGTCGAAAAGCTGGATGTTTCGGCGGCTAAAGATGGCCAGCTTGTCCTGGTATACGCCGATGCCGGTCAACGAATCACGGCCGGAGAAGTTGTTGGACAGGTTGATGAAGCCGGTTCCGTTGTCGTAGATATCCCATTGCGTGGCATCATTGAGCCTGGAAAAATACAAGGAGTAGTCGATTGCGGCGAACTCCTTGGACTTGTACGTATACGTGATGCTCGGCTTCTTGTCGGCGACCCAGCTTGCCCCGATCTCATATGGGTACGCCGTAAGCATCGAGTCCGTGATCGTGATCGTCAGCTTCTTTCCTGGCTCAAAGCCGCTGAATGCAAAGTCCGTGATCTGCGGAAGACCTGGAAGCCCATCACGGCCTCCGGAAAACGCCGTTGATCCGACAAGACCGACGGCGCCATGCGTGTCCACGTATATCCGACGTCCGTTGAAGGATGCACCTGTGCCAGGTCGTGCCGTGATAACCACCTTGGACGTGTCGGCGATCGAAACGATGTAATCTGGAGTTGGGCTTTGCTCCTCAAGCCACGTGTTGATGTTTTCGGCAAGGTCATCCGCCATCTGGGCGTTAGACTTCTTCCAGAACACCTCGGTGCCTGGGCGCATGAGCTCCGTGCTTTCCACCATGACGGAGGAAATCGAATTCCTCAGCCCAAGCGTCATGGATGGACCAAATTGAGCATACCATCTGCCTGGATTTCTCGGGCTTGCCTTGATCGTCGATACATCAATCCCGAAGTCCGCCCAACTCGACGAATACGGAGTCGGATCAGACTCGAACTCAAACCACACCGTCCATCCGTTAGCGCTCTCGGCATACCGATTTGGTGCGTAGATGGTAAGCTCGCCAGGGTCCGCCCCGCTCCACCGGCCGCCATACGAATACGTTGCGTAGTACTCCGTGGTGCTTGATTGGAGGTTGATGTAATACGCAAGGACACGTGCCAGCATGTTTGCGTCGCTACCGGTTGGTTGCGATGCGGCGTATCCGTCTATGTAGCTATTGCCTTTCAAAGGAGGAGATCCAGCTGAAAGGGATAGCAATTCCTTATCTTCCTCGTCTATCCAGATACCCGTGATTCCAGGGGTCACGGTGGATCCGTTTGATCCATAGAAAGCATATCTATGTCCATGGCTCGTCCTGGCGGAGCCGTTGGACCCTTGGGCGATGATAAAACTGCCGTTACCGACCTTTTCAAGGACATCATCGGTGGCCTCCTGCACCTTCGTGGCCGTAAGCGTCATCGGGCTTTCACAGACCACGGATGATTGGAATGATACACCCTGCTTTCCCGTAAGCCGCACCGTGGACGCATCAAGCTTGCTAACCGTGTAGTTCTTGAGAACGGAGTTCTCCTTTGCGGCGTCGGAGATCGCCGTGTCGAACAGCGTCTTGAAATGATCCACAACGCCTTCCGTGTTGGTCATGGAATAGCGCACGATCCCGTTGACGAAACTCCCGACGGCCACGCCGTCGTAGAACGGGATGACGTCACCGCCCATGAACTCGGCCAGGACAAACGGTTTGGCTCCGTAGACGTTGGACCATCGAACCCCGGTCATGGCATAGCCGTCCGGGTGCTGGAGGCGCTGGTACGTGAACCCGACCGGCATTACGGGTGCGTCATCTGACCCGAAAACAAAGACACCGCCTCCGGTGATCTCCATTCCGAACGTGCCAGGCGGAAGAGAAGCGATCTCCACGAAGGCCTTCCGTTTTTCGATCTCGCCACCACGGTTGATGTGTGCGTTGACGAGATCCTGGAGTTCCCCAGGGTCCGCCGAGATGACGTGACGCTTGGTGTCTAGCCCCTTCGAGAAGTTGTTTACGCCGAATGTAGGCATCAGTAAAGCCGGTCATCCCGGACAAATCGACCGCCGATGATACGGAGACGCTCGCCCTTGTCGTTGCCGCCGCCATAGAGGAAGCGATCGTTCTTCAAGGCGAGGCCCTTGAGCTTGTTGTAATGGGCCGTGGCCTGGGCCATTTTGATCGGGGCGTCCGTGGCCTGGTTGCGGCTAAGGATCTCGGCGGCGGCAAACAGGACGAGCAGAACGTCGTCAAGGTCGGCCTTGTCCGTGTCGGAGATGAGGGGAGCCAGCTTCCTGGTGCCACGGAAACGGATGATCTGGTTGTTGTCCACGGGCACCGGCCATACCTCGAACATGTTGTTCCCGTCGTGTTGCCAGCGGATCACGGGGTTCGTGCCGACGCCACGATCCGAGTCAAACGTGTTGTATTGGGCCGGACTGATGCCGTACTCGATCGGGTGCCAGATGTTGTTGTACTTCACCCAGGCGTTAGTGACACGGTCAAACTCCAGGTCGTCCGGGAATGAGTACGTGCGCTCGTTGACGAGCAACGGCTCATCACGGTTGACGACGGCCCAGGGCCATTCGTGATCTGACCACAAACGTTTCTGGACACGTGACAGCAGGAGGTCGTACTGCTCGACGGTGTTGACGCCCATCTGGGCGTTGGAGGATACGCCGATCTCCGCACGGAGCATCTGGCGTAGCTCCAGAAGTGACGTTCCTCGGGCCATATCAGTTGGCGGTTTCGGCCGCCTTGGCGGCCTTCGGGGTTTCGATGCCAAGATCCTCGAAGGAGGCCGGAAGCTTGGGCATGGTGCCAGGGAAGACCTTGGTCACGACGTCGGCGCCATAGAACAGCTTGAGGCGTTCCATCTCCTCGCCGCTGGAACGGCGGACGGAGTTCACGTCGGACAGGTTGAGGACGGCATCGGAGCCGTGGATCTCACGGAGGATGGCGACTTCCGGGGCGGACACCGTACGGACGACGGAGTGCTGGAGGTTGCCGTTGAGGAGGATTTCGGCGAGTGCGATCTGCATGGTGAGACCATCCTGTCCCGGCGGGATGGACCTGCAACAAAGAAAAGGGGCTGACCCGTTAGGATCAGCCCCTTGGTGCTATGGACTCCGGATCAGACGGCCTTGTAGACCGCCGAGCTGTTGAGACGCTTGCACACCGTGCCGCCGGTCCAAGTCATCGCCTTGTAGATGACGTACTTGTCCTCGGGTCGGGCCGGGTTGTGGGTCTTCTTGTCCTCGCCGTCCATCACGTAGAGCTGGATGGAGTCGGTGTCCAGGAAGTAGCAATAGCCACTCTGGTTACCGGAGCCATTCCACTCGGGCAGGTCGTCGAGGGTCGGGTCGTAGACGAATTCGCCCACGCCGGCCAACGAGATGGCGCCCATGCTGATGCCCTGCGGGCCGGTGAAGCCACCCTGGGTGTAGAGACCCTTGGCGTGGATCTCCTTCTCGACCTTCTGGAGGAAGTCCGAGCCGCAGAGGATGGTGTTCGGCTTGCCACCGTAACGCTTCAGCTGACGGATCTCATGACGGAGGCCGTCGATGATGTTCGTCGCACCGGTCGTGTAGGTGAACTTGTCCGAACGGTTGCGCCACAGGGGGTTGGTGACACGGCTGATGCCGCCGGTGGTGCCGGTGGCGGACAGGTCGGTACCACCCGTGATGGCGGCGCCAGGCTTGATGTAGGCCTGGATGCCGGGGACGAGCGTCGCATCCTGGGTGCCATCCTTCCAGAGCATGGAATTCATGCCTCGGGCCCAGCCCTCGGTCATGTCGTCCAGCTTGGCCTTGAGGATGTTCGTGAGCACGGTGGCGTCACGGCCGGAATGCTTCGAGGTGCCTTCGCCGGTGGTCGAGTCGGTGACGGAGATGCCATCGATCTTGAGCTCGGTGAGGGTCACCTTGATACCGGCATGCAGTTCCTTCCAGGGGTAGGAGGCACGCTTGGTGTTCTGCGGGGTCTGGTAGGAGACCTGGTCGTCGCCTTCATAGCCCGAGATGGTGGTGGTGTAGTCGAAGACTACGGGGAGGGTGATTTCGCCCTTGCCGCCCGGGAAGCTTTGCTGGCGCTTGGTCATAACGCCGATTAGAGGCTTCTCCTGGATGGTCTGAGCGAACGCATCGGACTTGACGTGGAAGTCGAGGGCCGAAGCTACGATGTGGTCCAGATTCGAGAAGGAATTGGCCATGGTAGTTGTTCGTTAGGTTTGGAGGCCCATCCGCACGATATCCTCGAGGGATCTCGCAACAGGACGGGTGGTTGCGGACGACATCGAGCTGGTCGGGGTACGCATGGCGGTATTCCGCCCGGCAAGCGGTCGAAGCCGGTCATTCACGTCGGAGAGCGCACGCTTTGCGAGCGTGACCGCTTCTTCCGGCGTGGACGGTTTCGCCGACGCCAAGAGCGTCCGCACACGATCCTGCACCATCTCGTATTTCACGGACCAATCCGGATCCCTTGCCTTTTCGGAAGCTTCCCATCCGACCACGGCGTCGTACATCGACTTCTGCTGAGCGGCTTGCTGTTGGGCGATCTGGGCTTGGTAGATCTCCTCGGTCCGCTTGTTGAGGAATTCCTTCTCCGCCTTTAGGCGGGAAAGCTCCTTGGCGGATTCGGGATCAACGAAACCATCGTCGACCTTGGCTTTGACGTCTGGATGAAGCTCTTCCCCGGTGAAAGGGGCGAGCTTCTTCATGTACGTCTGCAACTGCTCATAGGCGGCGGCAGGGTTATGCTTCATGAGCGCCATCACACGCATACCATCGGCCATCTCGTTCGGAGTAAGGCTGTTGGTATTCATGAAATTGACGATCTTGTCGTACTGCTCGGCCCTGGGTTTCAGGGCATCACGCTCCGACAGCATTTCCTTCCACCGTGGGTGGTTATGGAACGGCAACTTTTCGGCCGCCTTCGGGTCTTCCGCATGCGTACGGCCGTCGTCCAGACTGCCTTTCGCATCGTTAGAGGATCCGTTGACGGGATCTGTGTTCCCCCCGGTGGACGAGATCGGGTCGGGTGAAGTCTTGTTGTATGCGGCTTTCACCACGTCCAACAAGCTCGCCTTCTTATTAGCGTCCTTGTCGCCCGAGGCTGACGAAGCCTGGGTCTGCTCTTTAGCGTCCTGGGGCGGCGGCGACGATTCTGTTGCCTGGACAGGCGTCGCCTCCGGTGCCGATGCCACGATAGGCTCCGGCGTTGAGTTCGTGGAATCAGCTGACGGTGCTGATTCGGCTGGATTTAGCGTCTCGCTCACAAGGTCATGTTCGCATTGTCCTGTAATAGATCAAGCTCTATTAACCAGGTACGTTTGCGTAGGTTATGGGCGTCGGGATGTTCGGGACGCCCTGGGAATTCGGGATCGGAGTTCCGCCCACGGGAGCACCAGGAGCGCCGCCAGGGGTGGGAGCATTCATGGCACCTCCTACACCTTGTAGGGCAGGGTTACCCATGGCTGTTTCCTGGGCCTGTTGCATGGCGTTCTGGGCCACGATGGACGGGATGGCCGCCTTGATGGCTTCGGTCAGATCAAGGCCGTCATCCATGCGACGGATGGCCTCCTTGGCCAGCCATGTCGGATCAATTCCAGGAATCTGGATGATGGTAGGCGCAAGGCGCTCGAAATTGGCAATTTCGGCGGCCTTGTTAGGTCGGCCGGAGCTACCGGCGGCCACCTCGAGCATCAGTTCATCGGCGATCTCCTGGGCCGACAGAACGGGCCAGGAGGCGCCAGGGCCGGCGATCTTCTGAGCCGTCATTGGGTCCATGTTGGTCAAGAGCACCTGGCCGGCGGCCCGGCAAAGCTCGGTCAAGAAGTCGTCCAGGTCATCGACGTTAGATCCGATCGAGCTCATGCGGCTGGATTCGGCGACGGACACTTCCGTGGCCGTGGAGCCCGTGGTGCCGCCGAGGTTGGCTTCCTGGGAGCCGACTACACGGAACATGTCCTCCATAAGAGGGGCCACGTCGTACAGGCCGGCATCCAGGGGAACCGGCTTGACCTGCTGGATGATGGTGCCGACGTCCTGGCCAGGCTGAAGGCTGTTGAGCTGGATGACCTCGTTGGGCTGGCGGTCCATCAGCTTCTTGACGTCGGTTTCGTTCAACGATCCGACGGGAACAACGTACAGCGGGCGGTTGGCGTTGCGGTGCTCACGGAATCGCTGGCGTGCCAGGTTGTATTCGAGCTGGATCGGCTTGAGGAGCCGGACGTCGGACGGCGGGAAAATGTCACGGTCGGACTCGACCTCGTTGAACACCAAGGTGAAGAACGGCCAAAACCGCTTGAGCTTGATCTCCGGGCAACCTGGTTCGATTAGGAAATCCGGATAGCCTTCGGCGATGACGTATTTCATGCCGTCACGCTTGCTGTAGATCTCCCAGATCCGGCAGACGCAACAATCGTCATCCTTGGACTTTTCGGAGGTCCAGGTCTCCGGGGTGGGTTCGTGCTTCGTATAGGATGTCCCGAGGTCGACTTGGTAGATCTCCTTCACCTCGTCGGTCGTCATGATGAACTCCTGGGCGACCCATTCGGCGCCGATGAAGTTCTTCAGCTGACGGCAACGTGGGTCGACGATGATGTTCTGCGTCTGCGGGAAATCGAAGACGAGTCCCTCGTCGAGGATCGTGTCCTCTTTTTCGGACAGCTCCTTGAGCATGAGCTTCATCTGCTCGAACTTTGCGTTGTTCTCGTCGAACTTGGCGTCCTGCTGGTCCTGGATGAGGGTCTCGAGCACACGGATCTGCTCCTTGATGTCCGTGATCTTCTCGACGTCCTCGGGACGCTTGCCGATCGAACGCTGGTAGCCGACTTTGACGTAGCCGACGCCGGTGACGCACGTGCGTCGCACCAACTGCTTCATCTGGCCCTTGAAATTGTTGTGCTCAAGCAGGTAATGGAATACGACCTCCAGGGTGCGTGCGACCTTGTCCATCTTGGATCGCATCAAGAAGCCGTTCTTGACGTCGTCCAACAGGGCCATGGCCTCCGGGTTCTGCATGCCTCCGGTCTGGGCCATGGTGAGCTCGTTCATCGCCTGGGCTTCCTGGAGCTGGCTCTGCTCCTCGTTCCAGATCTGGAAATCGAGCTTGCGGCGACGCTTGGCGACGGCCTTCGGGTTCTTGGCGTAGAGCGAGGCGACACGGGTCTGCACGTGACGCTGGACGATGTTGGCGACGTACCGATCGTCACGTTCGGTGGCGTACGGCCATTGCTTACCCATGTAGAAGTCCGTGTCCTCCTTCATGTTCTTGAAGACACGGTCCCAATGCTTCTTGGCACGGGTGACCTTGTTCTCCCATTGCTTGACGAGCGCCTTGCGTGCGGCCGTCTCGGCCGGATCCGGCTCACGCTTGATGCCGACGGGCTGGACTTCGCCTTCGTTGACGGAGTCCGGATCGTAGGCCTCTTGGCCCATGGGTTCGTTGGGTTCCATTAGAAATTGCGGGTATATCCGATGTTGGCCTGGGTCATCGGAAACTGCCCCATGGTGCGGTTGACGGATGCGTTGAATCCGCCGTTCTGGTAGTTTACGCCGACATTCGGCGCAACAAATGGCTTCATGCCAGGTACGAGCGACGCATTCACTCCGGCGTTCAGATCGACGCCACGGATTGCGTTCGGATACATGGCTTGAAGGCCAAGATTCACGCCGCTCATGCCTTGCGGCATGCCAGAGATCGATGCGGCCAACGGATTGAGCTTCTGGCCGGTTGAAAGCATCGGGATGTTCTCGTTCATGGCGTCATGTTCCTCAAGACCACATGTTTTTCAACCTGTTTTCGGCGAAGGCCCTCATGTTGGCCGAGTGCTTCACCCAGGCCAGCGTGCCGGTCTTGAGCGCACCTTTCTTCTCCTCGATCGGGGAGGCGGCGGCCTGGAGGCCGAGACCCATGCCGATGTGGGCCATGTAGTCGACGAAGTCGTCGTGGCGGCCGGCCGGGAACTTCATCATCTCGTTCTGGGCGTCCTGCCACCAGGTGGCGAACTTCGGGAAGAACACCTTGCCCATGGCCATGCGCCCACGGATCGCCTGGGCACGGGTCTGCTTGTCCTTGGCCGGCGTCACCTCGTCGATGGCGCAGTAGATCCGCTCCTCGCCCATGCGTTTACGCAGGAACGGGCCTATCGCCTTGGAGATATGTCCACGTTCTGCCCACCACAGGATGGGTTTGTTTCGTCGCATCTGGTCAAGCATCCCATCGCACACGGCATCCGTGGCCGCACGTCGCCAAAACAGGTCTGGCAGTACCCAGATATTGTCGTCTTCGTCGACGCCGACGCAACCAAAGCAGGTCTTGTCGGCGTCCTGGGCGATCGAAACAGCGTGGTCAGACGCCGCATAAATCCTAAGATTTGTGGGAAGTTCATGGGGGGATGAGTAAGTTTTTAGCCAATCTCGCTTGAAATACTCGCCGTCGTCCGGCGTCGGTTGGCCCTGGTACAAAGCGGAAAAACCCATGGGGTCCAATCGACGTATCCCGTCCAACGTGTCGATAGGGAACCGCTCCGGCCATAGGGCCTCGCCTGGCTTGCGGTTCATCGGATCTCCGTCCACGGCAATCGCCGGCAACGCCAGGATCCTCCAATTGGCGGCCTCGTCCTGGTTGAAGCATGGGTTGCTTTTGTCCGTGAGGCGACCGATCAGATCGTCCTCGTGCCAGCGGGTCATGATGATGACCACACGACCGCCGGGCATCAGACGTGTCATCGCAACTTGCGTGAACCACGTCCAGAGCTTGTCCCGGAGCGACTTCGAGTTGGCTTCCTCACGGTCTTTGATCGGGTCGTCGATGACAAGGAGGTCCGCACCACGGCCCGTAAGAGCGCCGCCACGCCCGACAAAAACGGCCAACCCTCCTTCGTCGGTCTGGATGCGATCAGCCGCCTGGCTTCCTGTGCGAAGCTTGCAACCGGGGAAGACCTGCTGGAAGACGGGTGATCGCATGGTTTCACGGACCGATCTGCCGAAGTCCTGGGCGAATTCTTCATTGTATGTGGAAAAGATCATCTGCCGGTACGGATCACGTCCGAGGAACCAGGCCGGGAAACGTTTCGACGCCAGCTCCGATTTCCCGTGGCGAGGCGGCATCGTGATGATGAGCCGGCGCATGCGACCGGCGTCGACCTCCTCGAGGGCGGCGGCGATCACCTCGTGGTGCCTGGCCGCCTTGTAGCGTGAGCGTGTATGGTCGTCCGGGTTTTCCGGATCCGGCAACGTGAAACGTGTGAAGTCGAGCAACGAGTCCTTGGCTTTCTTGAGGCGCAACAGACGCTCTGCGGCCGTCACCTGCCGCTGGATCTCGTCTATCGTGTCGTCATTCGGCATCAGAACTTGAACGTCGATTCATACCATGTAGTTCCGCCGTCCTCGGTGTAGAACAATCCGGTTCCGGAATCCGGATTGGACAACAGCGGGAACGTGATCGTCACGACTCCGGAGGAAAGATTCACGCTCATGGCCGAGTTCATGGCGCCGGCGTTCTTGACGCCAAACCACTTCCCGGACGAAGAAAATTCCGAATTGGAAACAGGCCTGTTGAGGCAGCTGGATCTCAAAGGGGTGTAGAAATAACCACCTCCGTCGAAACCGATCGCCGTGTCGTCAATCTGCGACCGGATGGATTCGACGACGGCTTGCCGGCGTGCGTCGTTGATGTCTGCGTTCGTACCGTTGGCTCCAGCAGGACCTTGCGGTCCGACGATCGTGATCGGCGCCCATAGCGACGTTCCGGCCGTGACCGGATCGTTGTAATACGATGTGTGCGTGCTGAGCGCCGTGTACAGCAGACCGTTGAATTCCACGAAGTC